CTTCAGTTTGATTTCTGGCCTTTTCTTTTCGAGCAGGGGCCAGCATCCGTCGTGCTCCAGGATCTCGACGATCGCCTGGAAGTCGTTGCACTGCCGGCACTGGAACTTTACCAGGCCGTCACGTTGATGGATCCAGAAGCGCGTCGAGGGCCAGTCTTTGTGTCCGCAACTGGGACAGGCACCGTGATGCTCCCCTGGTGGACCCTCGCGGAGCGAATATCGATTGATAATCGTTTCGCTCCACTCGGCCCAATGTGCTTTGGGAAAGTCAGGCATTAAAACGGTATCTCGTCAGGCTCTCCGCCATCAACCGACGGATGAACTTTAATGTCCTCTTTTTTCTCCGGATCTGGAAACGGGCTCGCTGCCTCGATGGTTGCTCGTCCCATTGGTTCCGGAGTTGTTGGCACTTCCATGTCACCAAAAATTTGAGCCCCCTCGGACTTTTCTTTTGGCTGGGCGAGATCTCCAAAGTAATCGATCTTTTGCGCTGGCTCCGGCGGAGGCTTACGCTCAGCTCTTGTAAGAACCATAAACGCCTCTGGGCGAGTGCTTATTCCGTGCTTACCTCCGTAGGTCCACGACTTCAAATCGACAACACAATTGACCATGCTTCCCGTCGTCATTTCGAATTCGGGCTCACGTTCTTTAATACCGATTTCCTCAAAATGCTGATCAAAAATTTTAGGTTTAGTGGTTGGCGTTCCGTATGTTTTGATTTGCAGCTTGCGTTGGAACCGACCGTCGTCCGCTTCTTTAAATAGATCCTGCCATTTTTTGACCGGCACGTCGTTATCGCCGCCCGTTTCTGGATCACGCACTTTTATCAGCCAATGCTTACCAGGGAAATCTGCCTTAAACATGGCGCTCATTTTGGCGGCCATTTCTTCGGCTTGCTCCGGCTGTAATTTAATAATGACTTCGTATTTGCCATCTTCATCAAGTATCGACTGGCACTTTTCCCATTGGCCGGTCGCACTGTTTTGCTTGTACGGCATATCTAATCGGGGCCATAAGACCTCGACATTAGTGAACCGCATTTGATTGTCTTTTAGTTGCATAGTTTACCTCTTAATTATCTAAGTATTCTGGGAGTTCGTGAGTTGAGAAACTTGGCCACCTGGTACTGTAAACACCGGCTTCTTCAGCAATTTGCATGTCCGCGTAAGCTGCACGACAAATCTTCTTGGCATAATCCAAGACGTATTCGTCCAGCATGTGGAAGTGCGCTGGGTAGGGCCAAGTTTTTTGCACGGCTAGGAAACCCCAGTTTTTTATTTCCAAGCCATGTTCCTGGGCGCACAACAAATAGTGAGCGCTTTGTAAGTGGTAGCCGCGCATAAAAATCTCTCGGCCAAATTTTTTAGGTGATGCGTCCTGGCACGTCTTCACGTCGCCCATCATCCCCAATTTTTCACTAAATATGTCGGGCCTAGCTTTTAATAGCTGGCCGGTGTTAGGGTCATTTACGAAGATCGACGCCTCGCAAACCCTGTCCTTTTCTGTCAGCAATTTTTTGCAGTGCGGATCGCCCATCAAGCCGCCGATTATCTCGCCGCCATCAATCTCAACGCCGTTCACCAGGCCCTGCACCATGTCAAAGTCTTTTTGTGTGAGCAGGACTTTACCTTCCTCAATGCAGCGCTGCTCGTGCTCTTTATATGCCTTGGTTGCCCTGGTCTTCTCAGTGGAGAGCTCCACGAGGTTTAACTCCGGCTGCAAAGCCATTGAATGCGTTGCAGTTCCCAGATCAGCGACAATTTTGTTTATGTCATTTTTCCCGTGCTTTGCATGAAACGGAGAGTAGAGCACCCACGACTTTAAGAAGCTCGCGTTAATTGCTGTTGTTGCGTGATAATCTGCATTTGAAATGTCTCTGTATATACCTGGCTTCATGTTGTGCATTCTCCATCGTTTCCCCATTGCTCAGCCATTGCATCAGCGATGCCTTGGTAGGTCATTGATCTCAATTTCCATCTATCTTTGCTGGGGGGTAAATAATGTAAGCGTTGACGCTCATTGTCTGGTAAAAGAAGCATTTCTTTTTTGACATTGTCAGTCGGTGTAAGGTCGGGAAGGTTTGCAAGCCACAAACATGTCGCCTTTTGTTCAGTGTGACCAAACATCCAAGGCTGAATTATTTGCGTTTGCTTTACGCCGCCAATACGCTCAATGGCATATTTATGCATAATAGGGTTTTCGATGCACTTTTTAGAAATATTTGCGTTCAATAATTTTTTAAAAAACTGTGCGGCTTCGTCGAGTTTGTTCCACCGACTAGGATCTCTATGAAGCCAAACAACCCCAGAATTAGTAAGGTAAGTGCAAGGAGGATGGGCAATTAGCAAATCCCAGCCATCTTTTAAAATATTTTCTACATCACCAATAATGTGATGTTTTGAATTGTCGTCAGAGGGCAAAAGATCGCAAGACCACGCATCATGGCCGCACTGTCTAAAAGCTTGTCTGACACGTCCAGAAAATTCACACGCAATTAATACCTTCATGCCTCCTCTCCCATCTGTCGTTCAATCATTTCGACGAGAGCGATACAGCCTTGGACGCGGTGCGTTGCGGTGGGCCTGTCAGGAGGCCGCTGGAGATCTACTTCCAACGCTTCCAGCTTGTGCTTGAGCAGCGATATGGTGGCGAATACATCGCTCATTCGAAGAGCCTGGCAGCATTAGCCATAAGCAGCGCTTCGGCTCTGTGTTCGTCCTTTTTGCGGCTAAGCTGGGCGGCTAGTTTAGGAAACGTCCTGGTCGCAATCCTTCGAGCGCCGTCCTTATCTGCCGGCACTGATGCTGCCTTTTTCCATTTCCCAGGCGTGACCTCGGCGTACTTCATTTGAAGGAGAGCTAGGGTGCCTAAAATTTGCCCATATCCGACGCCAAGTTTAAAGGCGGATGAAACCCCTTGCATCGGCCTGGCACCCTGCTTCTCCACTATTAGAAAATCGATTGGAACGCTGTTTAATATGTGGCTGAGCTCCAGCGTATTTACGCCGCCGTCAGTCCAAATAGGGAGGTCGTGAACCTCGGCCCAATCACCGTTAACCAGGGCAACACCGCCAGTGCGGTAGCCTGGGTCAATCCCTGCGTAATATCTGCTCATTATCCTGCTCCATTTTGTTTTCGCAAATCACCTCGAACTGAGATGAGATCGTGCGTTTCTGCTCGTTTGCCTCTTTTTTTAGCCATTCAGCGTATTTTTTTTCGACGCGCAGAAATACCGCAACTCTCTGATTTTCCATGCTTTTCTTATTCTCTCTAAAATTAATTTAAATAATCGTACATTTAAATCATGTCTGGTACTTGTAAATATGATAGCAATTGATATCTATAGTAAAGAAGACAGAAACGAGACAGTTAGGAGACACCAAGATGGGTAAATTATACAAAAACGATATAGCTGGATTAGGCGTTAGCACTTGGGAATTTGAATATCACAACCCATACGCTGATTTCCCAACCGATAATTATGCAATGAGCTATTATGTGACCGTTACAGATCTCAAGGGTAATACTTGGGATAACAAGTTTAATTTAACAACACGCGAGATGCATTATTCAGATTGCCAGTCTCGCATGGATCGTTTTCTTGATCGTATTAAAGAAGCGTTAAGAGGTGGCGGATGCATTGATCTTGAGCATTGGTTAGAGGGTCAGCCAGCGTATGGCACAAAAGCTTGGGAACAGTTTGAGAACGAAGAAATTCGCCCTGCAATTGAGCTAGTGAATAACGGTGTGCATCCTGACGATCTGCCTGATGCAGTTCGCGTTTATTTATAATTTGGAGGGCAATGCAATGAACTTTCAAATCACCCGTAAACCATTGCCGAACCAAGAGCAGCTCGCGGCGGCTCGGCAGATGAAACCAGGCGATTGCGTGGAGGGCTTAAAGGCTCACCATGCAGTCAAGTTGCGCGACGCAATCGACGAACTGCACGGGCAGGGGAGCGCCGTCGCTCAGCTCATAGATTTAAACAGATACACTTGGACAGTATGGAGGAAGCAATGAAAATTGATATTAGACCGATAGAGGCCAGAATGCTGCGTCACGCTATTCGGGAGCTGAATATTGCTTTGAAGGAAATCGAAGACGACGGCCCAGGCTTTTTTTCTATACAAGAAATGGGCGCTTTAGAGCTCGTCAGAATGAAATTAGAAAAGGCAGAAGAGTAATGGCCATCAGAAAAGTAGTTGATAAAAACACTCAGAAAGTGTTATTCGTTGGAACTCAGATCGAAATACGGGAGCACAAGCCATGAGGGTAGGGGCCTTTATAGTCGGCGGAGACAGAGAGCTCCAGGACCTTCAGCGCACGGCCATCACCGAGTATTTTCTGAGCACCGCCGCGACGATCG